TGACTATGAAAAATTATTACGATGGAAGTAAAAACGGTTATTATCGAATAGCGTCAAGAAGAATAATAGCTTTTGTATTCCTTCGAACTGCGCTTGCGGTAGGAAGAATAGTAAATTGTGAGAGTGGCAAGAGAGGACTTAGAAATATAAAGATAGAAGATTATTATGATCAAAATGGAGCAAGAAATGCATTGTATTATGCAAAACATAGACAGGAAATAGGAGCATGGAATATATCTACAACGTTTTTTAAATATGTAACCTTATTATTCCCCTTAAAATATGTTAGAAAAATTGAGGTTTGGATACAACCAGATGCAGATTTTTCAACTTCATATATATATCCCTTGTATTCCGCAGGTGGCGGGTTCAGTAGTACCGGATTTGCGATAGATGGAGGTATTGGTAATTATAAATCTGATATTGGAGTAATAACTTTATATGCAGGAGTTTGGACAAATGGAGGAACAGTATTTAAAAATGCCAATTTCGATTCAAATATTAATAGGGGTTGGTGTGTGGTAGAATATGAAACTTAATAATTTATTTTTCCTTTTATTTCTAAATAAACTCGGTCGAATCCTCCATCGAGAATTGATATACCAGAATTCCACGGAAGGTAAGGGATAATAGGATGACTACAAGAATGTTCATACATCAAAGATATTCCAGGGAAAAGATAGAATCCTGCATTAAAAAGAAATGTTATTCCGGAAGGATAAAAGTTGACAGGCGAAGCTACCTTTTCTTGGTTAGAAAAATTTACGGTCATATTCCCGCCTATTTTAATGAAATTAAATATCTTTGTATCAATTTTGAAAACTACATCAAAAGGAGTAGTCAATTCATATTGATGAGTTTCATAAAATTCCACATACCCTTTTGGCACCCAACCGAACTGAAACCCATACTCCACACTAAGCCACGAATCAGCACCAGCGAACGAAGCAACCAGAATCAATGCAATAACCATAATTTTTTTCATAATTTAATCTCCTCTGTACTAAATGTAATCAATTTCGTATCAATTATAAAGCCCAAAGGAGCGATTTTATGCCGATAACTGCGATTGCACAGCCTACCGATGGCGGCGACTATAATGTATGGGGGCCGAAACAACTTGCTCAAAATCATCTTGCACTCGGCCTTAATTCGACAAAACTCTATATATCCGGCTCTCTTTATCTCTCACCCGGAATGATCGGCTTTTACAACGGATCGCAATATTACGCAGTATCGAATTCCGCTGCGCTCGCGATATCGGTTGCCGGATTAACCGCGTCATGCTGGGCTCAAATCGAATTACAAGTTCCAGCTGGAGTGCCTGCAATTATTATCACATCGATAGGAGGAGCAACGAGCGAAGCGAATTTACCGTCAGCTTTTACCGGATCATATGACGGGACTAAAGGCGGTCGTTATTTAACCGCAACAAAGCGCATGATCGGGATTGTATGGATAAACGCGGCAGGAGTCCCCGAGGGAATTATAAATGGAGTCGGCGGAAGTGATTCTTACAAAGGATATTCCACAAGTAACGACGCATTCGATTTTCTATATAATTTTACATGCGATAACGGGAATTTAATACCTCCTTCTTGCTATGTGCCTTTAACTGCCGGAGCCGGTGGGGTACGACTTACTATGCCATCTGCGCCCATCGTTGGAACGAAATACAAAATCTCTCATATTGATGCGGGAGCTGGTGCGGTAACTATCTGGCCTAATGCTGGAGAGACTTTCGGAGGAATGAGCTTTCTTTTTTTAACAGAGCAAGAACAAAATGTGGAAATAGTTTGGGATGGGTCGAACTATCATATCATAAGCGGTGTTTTATTCTGGATAACAGGAGGCCGCAATACGGCTAACTGGACGAATCACGAATTAGGTATGGAGCGCATCACCTACAACGCGAATGCGGGAGGAACAATACTAATCGGCGAAACGGTAACCGAAACCGAAACAGGATACACTTTTATTATTATTGCAAATACTGGAACCGTTTTGACCTGCATCAAAGCAACCGGAAAAGGATGGGTTACGAATAACAATCATTTGACTTTTTCTCAATCTGGACATACCGCTCTCGTAAGTAATGCAGGAACCGACAAAGACGTCGATACGAGTATGTACCATAATACAGGACTAAACGCTTTTAGATTTGATATAGAAATATGGCAATCCGACGCAACAACTTTTAGTTGGACAAATGCAAAAAGAATCGGAAGATTCAGAAATAACGTTCAAGCTAATTCGGGGGTCGAAGTTATAAATATAGATACAAATACATTCAAACTTCAATCTGGTGCAAATTCAACTGATGTCATAAAAGAGGATGGAACGGCGAATGTTTTTTCTGTAAGTGATATAAGTTATAATGTTGTTGCAAAATTGGTTTTTTAGGAGTGTTTATGACTGACGAAGAAAAAACATTGTTAGAAGGAATTAGAAAAGACTTCCACGAAAATAGAATGTGTGAAACGGAACGCATAGAACGGCTTGAAAAAAAATACGCTTTGCTTGAATCAAGAATGATTATCGATGTGGCTTTTACCAAAGACGTAAAAAATCATTTGCTTCGATGGGAGAATAAAATTCCCGAATTGGTACACGGAGCGGTTATGAGTTGTCCGAGTAAGGTTCTCTATGCTGAAACAAAGGAACTTTTGACTAAACACATCGAGAGCGAAGAACCTCATCCAAATTCGAATCGGCACCGACGGGAGAAATTCGAGCGGCGCATAAAATGGGCTATTACGTCCGTTATTGCGCTTGCTTCTGGAGCAACCGGATCGTTTCTTTTGATGAACGCATTTCATTTAATAAGATAGGAGACCTAATGCTAAAATTTGAAATAAAAAAGTTACTATTGACATTTGCGATTGGATATTTTTTTTATCAGGCCATAGAGGTTAACGCGTGCGCTATCTATCATAAAAATTTATCATTAATCGGAGAGTCGTCAGTATGGATGGGCGTAATTGGCGCTCTATCATTAATAATTCTCGGCCAATTTAACGAGCGTTCACCGATCAGGCATTACCCTATGATTATTCATACATTGATAGGCGGAATAATTATAATATTATTGGAATTTTTTTCCGGTTTGATTCTCAACGTGTGGCTATCATTAAACATTTGGAGTTATGCAGATAAATTTGCAAATCTACTTGGACAAATTTGTTTAGAAAATTCCATTTACTGGTTTACAATATGTCCTTTTGCATTTTGGCTTGACGATAAAATAAGATGGATTTTTTATCGGCAAAGAAGCAGTAATAGGATTTTGCAATACAAACTTTTAGATTATTACAAAGCTTTGTTTTGTTTTAACAAAAATATAATTAAATACAAAAGGAGAAACCATGTGCAAAAAACGTAGAGATGAAAAGCCTGTAACAATAGAACAGGTAGAAACTTTGATGAGAAAAAAAAATACACGAATCGGTGACAAGAAGGTTTGTCCAATACATGATATAATAATGCAAGATTTGGAAGAACATAAACTTGGAGTTAAAGAAACATTGAAAGAATTGAGAGATTTGTTTTTTGAATCTCGAAATTTTGTCATAAAAACTATCATAGGGGTTTTGTGTGGAGCGTTTATCTTGTTTGGTGGTACAATTGTTGGCCTTGTCGTTTTTATTTTTAAAGAACTTGCAGTAATGAGGATCAGGCAATGAATTTAAATATAAAACAAGACTACACGTCTAATTACAACGTAGGTCTTATTAAGCCACTGCTTATCATTATGCACTGGACAGCGTGTACAACGCAACAAGCAATAGCATGGTTTAAGAAAAAAGAATCCAGAGTGTCGGCTCATTATGTTATAGATCATGCGGGAACAGTAGTACAGATGGTAGATGAAAAAAATATCGCATGGCATGCCGGAGTATCAGGCTTAAAAGATTATCCTACTTATGGCTGGGGGTCTCTCAATCCGTGCTCGATTGGAATCGAACTTGAGGGCAGACCGTCTGACATAGGTTTAACGGAATGGGACGATAGACAACTAACGTCGGCTATTGAACTGTGCCACCAAATACATTTTAGATATCCGTGGATTAAAATAACAGATCATTCATCGGTTTGTGTGGATAAAATCGATGTTAAAAAGGGAACGGGAATAGATGTATTCCCTTGGGATAACTTTATATATTTAACAGGAGTGGAAGAAGCATGATAAAAGGAACTGGAAAATTTGTAACTACTGTTTTACTTGTGGCTATTTTTTTGCTCGGTGTAATAATTATTTTTACAAAGCCTGACGCTATGACCGTATATCTATCTCTCGTAGGTATAACGCTCGTGCCAATGCTTGTTATAATGGGCGGCGTAGCCGGTACGTCAATTGCAAAAATAATCAAGGGCGAGTGCAAAATTGAAGATGTAAAGGAAGAGGTAAAATGAATGAAATTATTATGTGGATTAAAGGGAATTGGGTTTTGTGTATTGTTAGCGTTGTGCTGTTGTGCGCTATCAGCGGACTACTGTCTCTCGGATTCAAACTATCTGCGGCTGAAGGTCTTAATCGGAAACTCGCTGAACTTAACAGATCAGCAAATATCGACATTGCTAAACTCGACGCACATAATAAACAACTCGCAGCAGATAATCAACGAGCTAAACAAATCGCTGGACAACTCCAACAAAGTATTGATATCGCAATCCGAAACAATATCGAACTTAGAAGGCAAGCTGAAGACATCAGAACAAGTCTTACAGAAGCAATCGCAATTATTGAAGGATCAAAATAGTACTTCATTGATCATCATGGGAAGTTGCGTTCTTGGCGGTTTGATTGGTGGGGTTATTATAGGTGTTAACATTAGCAAATAAGAAACCCCGCGTCAACGACGTGGGGCTCTTTGGAGGTTTGCGAAAATAATTAGTTTATATCATGTACATTCAGATTCTTCTTCCATTTCTTTTTTAACCGCTTCTACATACCGGTCGAAATGCCACAATGCGAACCATAAACACGCGATTGATCCCACTCCGAACAAAACACATATTCCTCCGGCGTGTTGAAAAAATCCAATAACTGAAATAATCAGACATAGGACGAACATGCCTACCAGGTACGCCGTTTTGTTAAAAAAATACTTAGAATCTTTCATACTTAAATCTCCTTCTTAAAAAATTTTTAACCGGCTCCAGGAGTTGAACCCGAACTACTATGTATCATGACCACGCATGTTCTACCGGTTACGATGTCAGTATCTACGTAAAGATTTCGATACTTCGTTTATATGCCCCGCAGCCATTGCGTCGCAATCTTTGCAGAGACGATTTTTGTATTTTATTTGTTTGCCCTTTACCGGATGTATTTTTGATGCTTCTTTGTGTCCGCAGATATACTCGGTCATGGATAACATGGATTCTTCGAAGGCAACCCTCGTGTTATCTGGCAAAAACATTCTACAAAAGTGTCTATTTTGCGGCTCGCATAACGAGCATAGATCGTGGTCTGCGCAATACGATTTTTTCATGATTAGTCTCTTTTCCTCAAATACAATCCGTCTTCTTTTATGATAAAAATATCATTCAGGGATTTCACTGTTTCAGCCGCTTGTTTTGTGACAACTTGTGCGGCATCAAGCAAGAGCAAATTTTCGTTTAAAATGTTTTTAGCGTTCTTTAATAAATCCAGGCAGCTTGAATCTTTCATGGTGTTTCTCCTTATGCTACATTAACAATTATTTGCGATTTCTCCATTATTTTCCTTGCGGTAAAATAAGTATGTAAGAGTTTCGCAATATTGTTATTATACTGTTCATCTGTAATTGTTCCCATTTTTTTCATCATCTCAAAATCCTTAATTGCTTTAGTTAAAAACTCATATATTTTGTCCATGTTATCGTCCTTTCAAACAAACCTTATATATGTAATATATACAATGGTTATACATTAGTCAAGTGTTTTAAGGTTTTAGTGGACAAAATAAAATTTTAAAATATCATTGTCCTTGTTTCGATCGATCGTACTTTCCGGCTTCAGGGAGAGCTTTTAGAATAGCAATATCGCAATCTGTAAAAACAGGTTGTCTCCCAAATTTTTCAAGTTTGTTTTTTGCAGCGTACGCGTAAACCGTAGCTCTGCATCGACCAGACAATTTGATTGCCTGACTCGCCGTATATTTCATGATGCCTCCTATAATTTAAACTCTCTGTTTTCCCTGTCACGATATAATCCTCTCGCGTGTGTATTCCCAGTTTCAAACAATGCCTTGCGAATAACATGTATCGACGGCAGGTCTTCAAGAAAACCTTCATATCCTTCCAGGTCGTCATCTTCAATCGCCTGATCTCGCATGGTTGCAAAAAAATTGCAGTAACAGTTGTAGATTCCAATCTCCGTTCTGTTTTCTCTTGTTTTTATACGTTTCATGGGCACCCAGCCGTCTCTTGTTCCTCGACATATTCCCGATACGCCGAATCTGCAATTCTGTCCGCGTTTTTCGCACCTGCCCCGAAAATTAGCGCAACCAGTAGAAATCCCGCATAAGCCAACCCGATGATTAACCAGCCGTTCATGATTTTTTCCAGCTTTCAATCATGAGCCGTTCTATCGGGAGCCACTTGTCCAGGAGGAGCCATCCATCTATCAAAGGCTGTATTTTTTCGATAATTGCATCGTAACATTCTCCATTCGTATCTATACCAAGACGACTTTCCCAATGCTCCCGTTGCCAAGGCATGGGAACGATCCCTTTAGTTTTTATCTTTACAAAACCGGGGATGCTTATGTGAGACCAATAGATGTACCCTTCCGACGTGATGTTCCCTTTCGACGTGATGTTCCCTTCCGACGTGATGTACCCTTTCGACCAGATGTTCCCTTCCGACGTGATGTTCCCTTCCGACGTGATGTTCCCTCCCGACGTGATGTACCCTTTCGACCAGATGTTCCCTTCCGACGTGATGTTCCCTTCCGACGTGATGTTCCCTTTCGACGTGATGTTCCCTTCCGACGTGATGTACCCTTTCGACCAGATGTTCCCTTCCGACCAGATGTTCCCTTTCGACCAGATGTTCCCTTCCGACGTGATGTACCCTTCCGACGTGATGTACCCTCCCGACCAGATGTTCCCTTCCGATGTGATGTTCCCTTCCGACCAGATGTACCCTCCCGACGTGATGTTCCCTTCCGACGTGATGTTCCCTTCCGACCAGATGTTCCCTTCCGACCAGATGTTCCCTTTCGACGAGATGTACCCTCTCGACGTGATGTTCCATTCCGACGTGATGGATACTATATTTTCCCCGACGTCACACCACGGGATGTCATCAAACTCCACATCCTCGGTAAAAACGAGTTTACCGCCAGTCTCTGCAATAAGTTTTTTTAAATCCTCAACAGAATATTTCATGATGCCTCCTATAATTTAAACTCTCTGTTTTTGGCTTGGAAATCTCTTAAAAACTTTTTCATTTGTTATTCCTTTCTTTTTCTTTTATAAAATCCTGATATGCCTTAATCTCTTCTTCGTCCGCATTTTTGCGGATTATAATAGCTGAAAAAACAACAACCACTATTCCTATGATAACAAAAATTTGTATCATCTATAATCCTCCAGCAATATCAATTCTTTTTCCATACAAACAAGTCCACCGTATTTCGTTTGAACATCAAGCAGCGTTTTGTTAGTGGTAATGTTATCAAATTTGACTAAAAAACTGTGGCTTAATATTCCAGTGTCGCCTTCTGATTTTATGATAATACCCCTTCCAAAAAGATCGTGATAAACTATTTGATGTACTTTCATATCGTTCTCCTTTCTCGTTTTAGAGGAGCCGGTTTTTACGTACACCGGCAAACGTCTATCACTCCCGTTCGGTTTGACCAACGCCTGACGCGACGGGAATTGAGATTATTCTATAATTTCTATGATCGTTCCGGTTTGTTCATCGGCAGGATTGCCGTTTTCGTCTGTAAGGTCGCCATCATCAAAAGCCTTGCCTTGGTTCGGCTTATACAGGACTCGCATAGAGGAGCGGGATTGCTCCCGCTCGCTGTTGTTAAAATTGTTCCGTCATTTCTTTTGGTAATTTTCCTGCTTCAATATCTGCGATAACCTCGGGATATGTTTTTTTTACCGTACCTCCCGATTGATAAGCATAGTTTATATTGATCGCATAAAAACCATAACACCCTTTTTTGATTAAAATATGTAATAATTCAGGATGTTTTTGATGCAACAGTTTTGTACCTCGTTTAGAAATCATCTTCTTTCTCCTCTCTCCCGGTACCGCCGAGAGCCGTGTTTTGATTGATTCGCGTTACCCGCATCACGCCCCGTGGAGGCTCAATCGTGTGTGCTCTCGCGGCTGCGAGATTTGTAATTATTCTACAGACATATATTCTCCAAGATCATTTTTTTTCACTTCGCAAAAATTGTCGGAAAAGTTTTCTTCGAAAGTTTGATCAACTTTCGTCTCTTCATCTTTTTGGGAGTCGTTAAAATCTGATTCCCATTCGCTTTTCGTTCCGACCGAGCCGGTATTGATATGCATGTACATTTTTTCGTCTTTCATCTTAATCTCCTCTCCCTCTGCGTTCTCCTGATTTTCAGGCGGTGACTTGGGACACCCTGCGGTCGCATTAAGAGTCTCGCGGCTGCGAGCGGGGGGATTATATTATTTCGATTATGATTCCCGTTTGTTCGTCAGCCGGGTTTCCGTTTTCATCTATCGGCTGGACAGTTGCCACATCTCCTATAACCGGATTCAATCCCCGGCTTTTTTCGTTTGTCCAATGCGTTACTTTCCCACTCGAAATTCCGTTTTCGTTCTCGATTATTATGTACATATCGTCTCCTATATCTCTACGGCTTCGATAGCCTTTATGATCGCTGCTGCATCCTGTCCTTCGCACACTACTACCGTGTCTTTTGCGACATCGTAGTAAGCACCAGGCGCCATATCAAGGTATATCCTGGTGCAGGTCTGTCCGGCCGGTGCCCACATCTTCCCACCAAGTTTAAGGCACTTTGCAAAAGTCTTATCGGCTTCGATCTGCTCTGCTGTCTTAGGTGTCTGTGGTTTCGGTTTTAACATCGTATTGCTCTCCCCTTGATGACCGTTTATATTTGCTTTCGCATCGATCATCTATATATAATATAAGGTATATATAGTTATTTGTCAAGCTTTTTTTTAAATATTTTTTATTTTTTTTCTTCTATTGTATAGTTATTTGTCATGAATTATTTTCTTAATATCTCCGAATTTACCCCGTTCGTACCGAGCTTTCCGCTTTTCCGGCGTCTGTTTCTGGTGGTTTTTATACCAATCTTTACCGCTTTTTCGACCCGGTTTTGGCCGCGAAACGACATAATCGAAGTCGTCTTTGGTGTACTCAATAGGCGACGCCCCGCGGATTCCGGCGGGTGTTCCGACCTTTCCCCGGCGTCCAGCCTTGAGCAGCAGTAATCTTACGTGACCGGCGGTAAGCCCTGTCAGTTCTGCGATTTTTTGAGCGGTGTAGGTCATCTGTACATCTCCTTGATCTGTATTTTGTTCGAAATATAATTCTTTGCATCCGGCGTGTGGCTGATTATGATTACTTTCTCGTCGCGATAGTACGTTTCTTGCATCGCGTAAAAAATAGGCACAGTCGGGATGTCAATCGCGCTGTCTGCTTCGTCGGCAATAAGCGGTGAGTATTCGATACGCGATCGAGAATTCCTGATTTGGATCAGCGCCTTGATATACGCGTCGTTCATCATCGCGCGTTCTCCGACGCTGTAGGAAGTGAATGATTTTTCAAGTCCAGTTCGATTGTCGTGCACCATTATGTCGAAGTAGTCCACAATTTTTGACGCTCCCTGTTTTTGCGTTCGTGTCCTAAAAGTGTACGCTCCGTCTCTCCACGGTTCCAAAATTTCAGTTGCCGCCTGATCGATTGTTTCGGCTACGGTATCGAGTTCCATAGCCGGGATTTTGTCGGATCGAAGCTGCGTAGCGATATACTTCCATCGAGCAAGAAGCTCCGTCGAGGTTGCGACAAATTCACTTACTGCTTTTAGATCGTCGGAGCGTTGTTTTGAAGCAAGGATTTGATTTTTGATTTCGTGTATTTGCGTTTCAAGTTTTCCGACCTCGACGAGGATTGCTGAGTAAGTAGATTGTAAGGACGCGATTTCTTCCAATGCGGTTTTGACTTGATCGTCAATCGTGACATTGAGATTGTATCCGATTTTGCAAAGGGTCGTTATTTCTGTTGTCAGTTCGTCAAGTCGTTTTTGTTTCGCTTCGATTGTCGCTTGAGCCGCGAGTCCGTCTTTAATTTTGGATTCGATTGCCATTCGATTAATAGTGCAAGGCTCGTTGTCGATTACAGATTCGATCGGTTCAAGCACGGGCGCAGGCGTTGAGAGTTTATTTGGTACCGGCTGTAGTGTAGGCTCGATAGGTTCAATTAGTTTGGCAAGTTCTGTTTTTGCAGTCTCAAGTTTTTTCTGCGCGTCTACATACGGTATCTTTCCGCACGATTCGCACGGTTTCGCGGCATGGTCGATATCAAATTTGTATTTAGCAAGTTGCGAGTCGTAAGAGGATTTTTTAGATTTGTAATCGTTATCAATCCGATTGTTTTCTACTTTGATTCTAAGCTGCAATTCTCCGAGTAGTTTATTGTAGTTGTTCATAGCGGTATCATATGCGTTACGCTTCTTGTTGTTTCTAAAGATTACTTGATCGCGTTCTGTCATCCGTGCAAGTCGTTCATCGTCGAGTTTGACGATATGCTGATTGTGAGACAGATTTGATATTGTGATTCGGAGCGATTTTATTGTGTCTGCGAGACTATCTCGTTTAGTTTCCGCTTCACGGATAGCTTTCGTGTCTACGGCTTCCCGCGCTTTTTCTTTCTCGTTCGCCTTCTGTTGCTCAATCAGAAGATAAAGGTTATCCTTTTTATCCTCAAAAACCTGCTCGCATATAGTCTGCTCGTCGATTTTGGCAAGATATCTTTTGCTCAGATCCTCGCCTTGATCTTTCAAAACCTGCACGTCCGCTGCAACAGACTCAACGCCCTTGATCCATCCGGTTTTTTCTGTGATTTCAACATCAATCCGCTTTACGTTACCATTCGCGGTTTCAAGTGCCTTCTCGTGGTCTATCCCAGCTATTGCCTGGACGAGCTTCTGTATTTCCGTCCGGCTAGCGTTCATTAACCCAGCCTCGGCAATCTTCCCGTCAATCTTGTACCCCTGTCCAGGCTGAACGTAGAAAGAAGTCAAAAGATAATCAACGAACGATCCGTATAGTTCCTCACATACGGTTTTCATTTCTTCGAACGTGCCTTTCCTTAGGATTTCGATTCCCTCGACTTGCAAAGAGCAAGAAACTTTTTGCCCCTTGATGTTGATCTCGTGATAGTGGTTTTCATTATTTAGTTTGATCTGCTTCCGAATCGAACCCGATCCATCGAACCACTCCCATATAGATGACGGTCGTCCGCTCTTGGGGAGCTTGCCGACTGTATCTGGATACGGCGAGAAAAAAGACGCTGCGAAAGATTTTCCATCTCCGTTGTCGCCCGCGAAAAGATTGAGCTTGTCGCGTAATTGTGATTGATTCATCGAGAATGACTTACCTCCGAATCCGATACAGCCTTCAACTTCGACGCTTTCAACCGTGACTTTTCTCGGAGGTTTTGGAGGTGTGGCGGTTTTGTGATCGAGAACTTCCACGAGAGAGAGGGTTTCCGGTTCAATCGATGGATAGAAAAGCTTAAATAGTTCCGATAGATTCGACGTTTCCGCCTGATCGCGGGTGATGCGTTTAGATTCGATGCGTTTTGATTCGTATGTGATCCGGCTCCAGGGGTGCTTCATCATCGTTTCGATTGCTTTGCTTTCGGCCTCTGACACCTCGTTTTCCAAATGCAGCCAATAGGCCACGTTCGGATCGTAAGACGCAAGCGGTGCGTAGATTTTCTCTCGTCGAGGAGTTCCGTATGGAAGACGGGTGATATGCGTTTCGTATTTCCCAATTTGATTACCGTTGAGTGTTGCATCTATAGTCAGTCCTGTCTCAACCAAATTCATAGCCGGAATAAATCCCGTGCAGCCCCAGTCCTCGCTCCAGCTCCCAGCGTATCCGCCGCATACTTTATTGAACTCAAAAGGCAAGTGAATATGACCTGAGCTTATTCGCGTCAATCCGCATTCTGCAAGATCGTCCGTTCGTATGAACACGGCCGCGCTTTTTTTCTTCGGGTCGGTTTCGTTTTCTTGTGAGTAATCGCTGATTGTTCCGTGTATTGCAAGAATTGCTGGAACTGATTCGAACTGTAATCGCATCGGAGCGACGTACTCGCGGAGATAATCCACATGAGTAGGATAGCCTGTGTCTTGCTGGATACGCGACGGGATCAATTCCGGGATTCCGAAAAGAACGGCATCGAGTCGTCCGCCCCATCCGGTATCAAAGTTGACTTTCCGAATAGTCCCGTTGTTGCCTTCGTTTCCGAAGTATCCATACGTCCATCCCGGTCGCATCAACACGAAGCCCATCCGCTCAAGCGGTGCATACATGTCCTCAGTCTCGTGGCCTGGCGTGCCTACAACACCAGCGCACGGACATATTTCGAGAAGCTTCTGCATGAAGCCGTGCAGTTGGTTAAGTTCTTTCGAAAGATAAAAATTGCAGTCATGAAGATCACCAGGGAAAAGTACAAAATCAATGTTGTTTTTTTCAACCGCTTTTATGATCGCCGGAAAAACTGTTTCGACAAGAATCGTCATGTTTTTAGGAGTGGTTGATAAATCTGGGATCTCAATATAACGAATCATTGTTAATCTCCCTGTCTCTGTCTAGTTCCCATATTTGCTGTTGCAAAGTGTCGAGCTTGACATTAAGATCGGCCAAAAGGATGAAAAGATTTTTGTTGATTTCTCCGAGTTCGGTGTCGTCATAGAAAACATCGTCTATGGCAGACAGTGCTGTTTTTAATAAGTCTTTCATAATAGACCCTCGATTCCTGCATCGCTCACGAGATCGAATTTCTCATGGAACAACATGACGTCTATTCCGATTTGTTCAGCCTGTTCTATGACAAAAAGTGCTCGTTTTTTTCTATCAACTGCCGGAACATCGAGTGAAAATTCGCTATAAATTTCCTCAAGCATATTGATTAGTTCTCCTATTCTAATAGGGTAAATCGTTTTATCTCGTGTCATATTTTACATCCTCCTGCTTGCCATAACGCGAATGCAGCTACTAGTTCGCTTCTGGTTTTTCTACCGAACCTATAAAGCATTATCATATATTTAATATCAATATAAGTCATGCCGAACCCTCCCTAATTCCGGTATTTGCTTTTCAAGCGATTCGAGATTGGCAATCGCTTTTTCCCAAGATATTTTTTTTGTAGAAAGAGTATCGGCTTCCGGTGTTTCCTTGAGCCATTTGGTCATGCCTGATACAAGATTAGTCCACAATGTTTTTCCGTCGGGGCCAATGCCTGACGGGATAAAGTTGGTCTCAATGTATTTTTCGAAAACGTAAATAAGACGTTCCACCGGAGGAAGCGATTTAATATCAAGTTCCTCGTTCGCCGGAGAAATATCAAATGATCCCACACTTCCCGCGCTTTCGGTTGGTGTGATATCGATTATTTTATTTTCGATTCGTTCTTGTTCGACTGGTTGGTGTAATACCCCTCTCGATAGTGCGCTCAATCGTGCCGCGGTTTCCGCTTTCAGCACCGCCCTTGACCGGCGAACTTTCGCGAAAAACATCCGGCCTTCTTTTAATTCTTCTTGCTTGTATCCGGTCGGCATGTATGCAAGCTCGCGGATTGTTTTAACGAAAGCTTTCGTTTCCGCTTTTGCGTGTGCAAATTTTAGTTCCTTATCGAGACATAACCTGCGCGATTCTGGAGTGGAATATTTTTTGGGGTCTTCGCCCCACATGATGACGCATCGTTCCCAGGCATTGTATTCACTCGTGCATGTCGATGATTTTCTCATCGTTCCGTCCTCGGTCAATCGCTCGCTTACTTTAGTTACGCGTCGCCCGACTATCATCTTTCGAAAAGTCGGTTCCTCTATAAGCGATTTTATGAGCATAGGATTAATATCTATCTCCTCGATTATAGCCTCGCTCATGGGTACACCAACGCCGGAAATTCCGCAAGCGTCCGCAATCTCGTACATAAGATTGGGCTGCGGCATGTATGACCCTCCTCCGACCGGAGAAAAAGATTCTGCGAGTTTGAGCGGATTGAAAAGCACTTCTGACACAACCACGTCGTATTCGTCGGGAAGTTCGTTGATTGCGTCGAAATTGATATACACGTTTTTATCCTCCGGGTTACGTTTTGACAGTCTGTTTTTTTGTTCTTCGTTTCCGTACAAGATGTTCTTGCTCATGCCCCCACCTTATTGTACCCTTTCTCGACCCTGAACGCTTCAAGCGATTCGTGAGCCACTCTCAGGTTCGCCATTGCCGTTTCGATTGTTTCCGCTTCGCTCGTTATGTCCGGCTTGAAGTCGCCCTTCGCTCCGACCGTGTAATTGATGCGTATTCTTGTCAATTCCGGCTGCTGTGTTTCCTCGATGACGTTTCCGTCTCTCTTTACGATTTTAACTGTATTCATGTGTTCTCTCCTTCTTTCTTTAATCTACGATATTTATCATTATTTGTCAAGCGAATTGTTTTTTCTCGGTTTAACAATCTCTGCTATTTGGTTACCCGTTTCTACAAGACTGTCTTTGCATTCGTAATATCCATTAACGTCCATATTGTCGAAAAGTTTAAGACTTTCCATCGATTCGAGGGCGGCTAATCTTAAAATCTCGTGCCTTGTCATTTCCGGCTTTTTCTTATCGATGCCAAGTACTTTATATTCCTGCAAGGTCAACTGGATAAATTCGTGAGGCTTTGTTATCCCGTGTTCCTGCCAGTCGCTTGTAAGATTGTTTCTGTTTTTAGTTGATATCGCTTTTACTTTTTCAGGAATAGAATATTTCCCGGTTTTACGAATAGAAGGGATTACTTCTTCAAAAACCCATTCTTTGAATTTACATGCTTCCGGTTTCCGCGATTTAAAAATCAACTCATACAATCCGAATTCGCTTATTATTATAATTTCATTGTTACGGCCTAATCTATCGACTACATACGTAGTGCGTAGGTAGTCTTTTTTTATAGTTGATGTGTAATGCGAAGGATTTGTTAACTCTAAATGTTTACAAATATCAGTAATAGAAAAATAGGGTTCTCCATTTTTTATAAATATTCTTATTTTATCTTTATTAAAAATCTTTGTCAGTTCTTTCATTTGCACCTCTTAATAACAACAATATACCAATTATTATCTTGTGTCAAGCACTGTTATTGTAATTCGTCCCATTCGAATAATTCAGGCTCTTTCGCCGGCTCTGGTTTCAGCTCCGCAGCGGGTTTCGGTTTACGCCGTCGCCGTTTTTTCTTGACCGGTGCGTCTTCTTCCGGCTTAGGGGCTGTTAACACTGCGAACAATTGCAAAACCAGAAACGCCAACAACCACCAAAAGCTCGACATTGTTTCCGCCGATATTCCGAACGCCGCCATTTTCCCGAACACGTCCATAGACACAACCTGATTGACTTCGACACGCTTAATGGATGTTAGTTCTTTGAGCGATTCTTTCGCCGTCTGCAAGTCGGAGGCGATTGCTTTCCTGTCTTTCTCCATCCAGATGCTAACCGTGGATAGTTTTTTCGTCAACGCGTCGATTTCTGATTGAGTCGTGACGATGGATTTTTGTCTTACTTGCTCGTCGAAAGATTGTTCGGATTGAGTGTCTTTCAGATTCGCGGTTTGTGTTCGAAGCATGGTCGAGGTAAACGCCCAGTTTATCGCGACGATCAAAACTACAGATAGAATCCATGAGCCGAGCCGGATCAAACGTTCCCAAGATTTCGAGCGGATGCCTGTTAAAAAAAGGTATGTGCCAAGAATAACGATAACTGCTCCTATGATTCCGAGTCCTGTCTTTTCAACCGGATTATGCCCGATGCTTATCATTGATAGCACCGTGATAGTGATGTCGGTAACGAGTAACAGGATATACGCGATCCATCGGGCAAGAGATAGAATTTGTTTCATAATATTTCCCTTATTTTTTTTATCTCTCCGTCAGGCATCTCTTTATATATCTCTGCTATTCCTCCCGATCCAACAACCGCTCTGAACCAATTTTTTTGCTCTGAGCTCATTGAGTCATGCACGGTTTTTTCTTCTATCGACGTGAATATGGCTGCAACTCTTCCTATCATCTCTGATGTTATAACAACGGTTGTCCATCCGATAAAATCTCCAGAACCCTTGAACAAGCCGTAATGTATGCGTTTGGGATTGATAATAATATGTTGGCCCTGTTTGATAGGAAAAGCACCGTCTTTCTTGACATATAACTCTCGACCTCCCACCCATCCGCAGCCTATATCATTGCGGAACACGAATGGATGATCGGTAAATATTTCATTTGTAATATCGTTAATTGGCATTATTGTATATTCCTTTCTCGTTTTAATTTTGCAATGATTTCGTCGTTCCAATCTATAAGCGGATTAATTTCTTTCGGATTCATACCGAGCGCGATAATTATTTTATGCTCATTTTCGAGCGCGACGATCTGCAATTCCGATATTGACAATTGCCTACTCCCCAATACCTGTATTTTATTGTTTTTTCCTTCTCCATAAAGCGTCTCATAAAATCCCATATAATCTCCTTTCTTCCTCTGCAATTCTTCGACCAATTTCTTCCCCGCATTTTGCACATACAGAAACTGTTATTTTTATTCCTCGATATCTCATTTCGTGATTTACCGTTTTGTCATGCTGACAGTTTTTGTTTTTCAAACTCACCTCCTTTTTAAAACCTTACTCCAAACAACGCGCGCGAATGTTGGAGCATATCCGTACTTTTTGGCAATATCGACCGCTTGGTCGTATGTTTTAACTCTATACATTTCATGTATAGCCAGCTTCTTATTGTTAGGCGTGATACCGATTTCTTTTTCGTGTTTTTCCAACCATTCGGGAATTGTTACTATCTCGCTGCGGACATTGATGAGTTCTCCCGGCTTATGTTCAGGTAGCGCGCGCACCGCCCTGATAGCAGTCTCGAACGCAAAGCCGCAATATGGGCAAACGGTAACAGACTTCTTAACTGGCCAATAACACCCGTCACACCGCTTGTATATCAATACCCCTTGATCAACTTTGTCATTACCATCGAGAGACCATTTTCTATCGTCATCTGGCAATCCGTGTATTTCCCAATTGCCCACACAATCCAAGAATATTGCTGTTTTTCCCTCAGAATAGCGCAATATTCTACCGTTTCTCTGCATGAATTTGGTCAAACTTGCTGTCAACTGGCAATCGAGCGAAACGACCGCGCCCTTGATATCGATTCCTTCGCCTAATAATTCACACTGAAAAAGCAATTCTAAAAATCCTTGTTTCAATCCGTTCAACAATCTCGCAATTTTTTCTTTAGGTAATTTTGAATGGATCGCTTCCGCCTTATACCCTGCCTCTCGGAACTGCGAGGCCATGTGTTCGCAATGAACTATCGACGAACAGGAACCTATACCCGGTTTATGGTCGGCGTATTTTTTATAATGCTCAATCTCGTCGCCGATTATTACGCGTGTGTCTACTTTTGCCACTACTTCGGACGGATTAAATTCCCCTGCTACTTTATGAATGTCTGATCGATCCACGCGCAAAGGAGCGTAATATTGAAAATCCGAAAGATAACCGCTATCGATAAGTTCTCTTATTTGCGGGCCTGTTATTAATTTTTGATACACGTTTTTTAATGGCTTGCCGTCGAGCCGCATCGGTGTAGCAGTCAGTCCAAGAAGCATGATGTCCGGCCAATTTTGGAATAACCGCTTATATGATTCGCTCATACTGTGATGTGCCTCATCGATTATAACCATTCCCGGAATCTGCATTTTTTCAAACCGCCTAACAAGTGTCATTAGACTACAAACCAAAACACGACAACGCAACATGGGAAAACCAGGCAAAACGTAAGAGAAAAATATCCCGGCTTCTTTCAATTCGGTTCCGAGCTGTTCGACGAGCGACGTTCTGTGAGTCACGAGATAAATTGTCTTACCAAGAGCTTTATAATAATCTACGATCATTCTGATCATTCTTGTCTTACCCGATCCAGTAGGACACTGCAAGACAATACGTCGAATGCCTGAATTAAATTCGGTTATTGTTCGATTGACAAGTTTTGTCTGGTGATTCCAGTCTTGAGACATTATTTCACCACGTCCGGCGATATGTCTTTTTCTAAAACTAAAAAATCTCCGGTTATTGCATAACAACCTAATTCAGTACGATCTGATGTGAGCGTTACAATGTCGCCTTTTTTCCATTTGGAATAAATTCCGATAGTCTCTGGATCGATAATAAATCGTACTTTGTCGCCTTTCCTTAACATATCAACGCCTCCTCTACTATTTTCGCTTTCTCGCGGGCATAGGCGATCCGGCAATCACTACATGTGATATCTTCACACTCTTTCTCATTCCCTACCGGTGGACAGCCAACAGTCACCGCCAATATCCGCAACGCCTTCTCGTCGATTTCGTGCTGCGCTCTCAGAGCGAGCCGATCCCACTCGCGTTAAAATAGTCCGGCCGTGGGGTTGACCGGACTTCGTCAATTAAAATCTGTGATCGAAGATTGGCTCCTCATGCCCTGTATTCCCTTATTATCCCGTAATTATTAAGATCATCGCCCATACAGGTGATGTTAGTCAGGATTACATATTAAGTTCTCCCGACATCAACGTGCTTCAATTCATTACTCATACAACAAATACGATTTTGGGAACCGTACCCCTCAAGTTTGTTTTGGCTGATCCTCCTCTATGCTGAATAATAAAAAGTTAAATCATCCGAATCAACGATCCGGTATCTTGTCCGGCAACGCCGGGGTAAGATCGCTTTCCTTTTCAGCCTGCATAATAGCTTCTATGCAAAAGCAATTACCATACCAATCCTCGTGATGACAGAATTCTTTTACCTCCCACCTATCTTTTGATGTAAAGACTGTAAATCAATAAACCTATTATTACGCACGATCCCGCAGCCCAAATTATGTCCGAAATACTTTCCATAACCTCTCCTTTGTCTCCGTTTAAATAAAAAAACCCTCTGGAAGCGGTCAGGCTATACCCAGAGGGTTTTTATTGCGCAACATTATTTTGTTGATTTGCCTGACCGCAACTCTGATTATATCTTAATCAATTTTTGATTATTTGTCAATATTCTCGAACAAATATTTATTCGAATATTTCAAAATATTCTCGTTAGCTTCTTTGTAGAAATTCTTTTTAATTTCAAACCCATATCCTTTTCGATTAAGATTGTTTGCAGCTAACAACGTTACAGCACTTCCGGCACATGGATCAATAACAACGTCATTTTCATCGGTAAATATTCGGATTAATAATTCCATCAGCAAAACCGGCTTTTGAGTAGGATGCACTTTCGGAGTGGTTTTATCTCGCGGCCAATCCATGCAATTAAAAATCATATGTCCGTCGTTATTGAATTTGGGTAATTTTTCGCGATAAAGAACAAGGGCATATTCACAATTTCCAACTATACGCATGTTTGCTTTTAAAACTTGCGCTGAAAAATCTTTTCTAAAAACAAGGTTAATATAATTATTTAATCCGTGATTTTTTGCTTCTTGAATTAAAATAAACTGCTGTTCATAAGAACAAAAAACAATCATGCAGGCAGCATCCCCTCGCTCTTTCGGTTCCGGTTTCAACATTTTACTGCAAAAATGCAAGAATTCGGGAATCTTGAATTTCTCGTCGGTATCAAAAAAAGACGTCCCTGCGAGCTTGCTTTCACCGTTTTTATTATCACCATCAACATACCAAGACGGATTACTGCCATAAGCATTGACCCCAACATTATAAGGTATATCGGTCAAAACCAATTGAGCTTTTGGGATATCATATCTCTTGAAATTCTGAAAATGATCGTTAAATAATTGTATTCTTTCCACTTGGTTTTACCTTTCCATGTATCGGACAATCTGCGCTTATCCAAAAACATACCTCGGTTTTTTTGCCGATCCGCGTCGGGATGCCTTCTCCGTGACAATTATCCATGACAGCGCAAGTACATCCGGCTTTAATCGCTTCATCGTTTCCTGGGTTCAAAATTCTAACACTCCTTGCCTTCTACTCCTTCGTTTTCGGCACATCAAACACTGTTCTTTCGTTGAATGCTTGCCTCTGCCCTTTGTTCCAGTTTTTTATGGGTCTATAGTAGCCTACGATACGAGTATAGACCTCACATTCTGTTCCTATAACAGTTGTTAGTTTTTCTTTCTCAATTTCGATGTCAAAATCGATGTCAAAAAGGGAACGCATCTATTTGTCCCCTGTGTTTATGAGACCGTTTTTAATTATCGTCAAGTCTTTTATTATGGTCTCTATTTTAACGCTCAAATTAGCCAACACTATCATGTATAAACCTGTTCTATTTTGATTCATTAATTATTCCTCCTTAAAATATTTCACCACAAACCATTCTATAATTATTTAAAATAAAATTACCATTGCTTTGAAACTTGACAATTCCAAAACCTTGATTATATCTATTAAGTGGTGCATAACTTGCAGCATCCTTCGAGCCGAGCCAACCTATAGAATTTAAATTGAATAGCTTGTCTTTATCGATATGTACTTTTGTTTCGGAATCGGTACGATGAAAATGTCCACATACGAAATGATCATGGATAAACCCCCATCCCTTTGAGCATACCTTCTGCACGCCCCCACCGCTGTAAAATTCGTGTCCGTGAAGGAAATATAATTTACCCACTTTGTAGGGCTCTATTATGTATTCAATGTCTAATCGTGATAAGCCGAGTCTTTCTGCCAAAAAACCTTCAAGCATATCCGCAAGAGCTTCGGCACCGGTCATAATATACCTCTCCATTCGCGATTCGTGGTTCCCCATTTTATAGCGGATTTTTGCATCGGGGAATCTTAATCGCAAATCGGCCAAAACTTTTTTTGTGGTGTCAATTTCATTCTTGACAGACTTTTTGAGTTTGCGATCAACTTTAACAAAGCAGGATACCTCATACATGTCTATAAGGTCACCGATTATGTCAATGTCTGTAATTTTTTGCTGTTCAGCAAACTCAAGCATTTTTTCCCATGCTAAAACATCGTGATAGGGACAATGCGGATCGGCAATTATCAAACTCGTTCTGTCGTTGTCTATCGCAATTTCTTTTTGTTTAAGTTGTATTATGTCTTTATTATCGAGCGAAAATTTTATTTCTCTGGCTAAATTGTCTTGTATTTTTAAACCATCTTTTAGCAATTGCCTTGTCAAGGGTTCGCTTTGTTTTAAACATTCACGTTCAATTGCAACCGCATGATACCATAGCGTTGGACTTATTTTCATATGCTCTCCTTTTAAGAGAAAAAATCTTCGTTACCAGTGTCTGCAGGCTCATTAGAATGCGATCCTGTTTTAAGGCGGATGCCGACGAAATCACTTGTTTTTCCGTGTCTATCTATGCAATACTCCCGATCTTTCATCATTTTCATAAAAGTTCGAGTTTTATATGGTTCTTCATTGATCCCTCGACAGTACGCATCGTATGCTTGATAGGTCTCTACGGTAGCAGCCTTATATTTTGCTCCTGCTTCGCATTCGGAATCCAGAAAGCCTGATAGACAATCCTGGTCGTGTCGATAGTCATCCGTGGCTGATTTAACTTCTCCAGCTTCCCATGTCGGATTATCAAGCGTGTCTCTCAAGCCTTCCAATAACCAGTTTAAAATAGCAGGACTTTCTTCGCGTAAATATTTTACCACCTCATCTTGAGGCAATTTGTCTTTGTCGCTTATCCTTACGCCCCATGGGATTAACCGTACACGTCTCCATATTGCGTTATCTGTCCCACGGATAATAGGCTTGTGATTCGTCAATAAAAAAATAGTCCAAGTTTTTTCAAACTGGAAAAAGCTTCCATACATCTTTCGAGCTTTAATCGTATCGCCGCCGGTAAGTTCTTTGACTTTAGCTTCTGCAAGTCTTTTCTGATCATCCGTTTCGACTGAGAAAATCAACCGCGCTCCGCATAAATCCGCTATTTCTGCTGGATGTTTGTCAAATTTGGATGCTATTAAAATGTCAGCCGCGGCCTTGATAGCATAATTCCCCATGACTTGCTGTATTGCCTTGATAGTAGTGCTCTTCCCGTTCGCTCCCGTTCCGTACCAGATCGGGAAAATCTCGGAGTTTTGCGCACCACAAAGAGCAAGACCAAGATTACGTTGAACTTCCCTTCTTAGATCAGGAGCAGGCAAAAACTTTTCAAGGTGAGCCGTCCACACTGCACCCGCCGCTTTTGGATCATAATCAACCGGCGCTAACTGTGTTAGCATTTTGTCAGGATCGTGATCGAGCAATACGCCCTCTCGCAAGTCGATAATTCCGTTGTTCACGTTAAGCAACCAAGGGTACTGATCCCATTCGAAATATTCAGTCAATATCCCTTTCCAACCTTTGAGAAAGTTGATAGCTCCTTGAATCTTGTAGTATTTCTGCGCTTCTTTCCACGCCGTCATTGATCTTTTCAAAGCTTCTTTATCAAACGACTGCATACTAATCTGTACTTTTTCAAAATAATGTTTCAACAAAAACTCGGCCGAAATACAATTTAATTTTTCATCACTAATGGGTGCCCAGACTTTCCCGGTATATTCCATCCATGATTCTAAATGTGAGGCGTACCGGAATTTCCCAGTAAAATACGGCGCGAGTGTGCAGGCATGACCCCAGTCACTTTCAACTGGAGGCGATTCCATTTCTGGCTGTGTCTCATCCTCCATGTCTTCCGTAAACAAATTGATAAAATTTTCAAAGTCATGTCCTTCTGCTTTCCAGTCTGTTACATCCTTCCCGTGTTTCTCGACAACAGGATACCCGAAATTAAGAATTCTAACTTTGCACTGTTTTTTATCAAGTATTTCTTTAACCGTTTGAGCGTGTTTCATCCCGTCTAAATCAGCATCGGGACAAATAAAAATAACAAGTCCTGGAACGAACCAGTGCGAGAACTCATGCCAAATCTTTGTCGATCTTGCTCCATTCGAATTAGTCGTAGCACACAATCCCCACGAAACAAGCGTTTCAACGTCTTTTTCCCCTTCGCAAATAAAAATCTGCTGTCTCGATTCAATCGCTTTTAGCAATTCAGGCAAGCGATAGGGCACGCGCCTGATTCCTTCAAGCTTCCATTGTTTGGTTTCAGAATTATACCCTCTAAAACTTTTTTCACCGTTAGATAATAAAAATCTTATTTGTTGATACAGAATCTTTCCTGATTCGTCTCGATAATCATATCGAGCAATTTCGGTCAAGTCTGGCTTATATCCATTCCCGCTAACAGGCGGACTTTCCCATCCCATTCTTTCAGCAAGTTTAAACAAAGACATCCCACCACACCGTTGACAATTAATAACTTTTTTTTCTATGTTAATCGATGCCGAAGGATTCTTATCGTCATGAGCCGGACAATGCACTGCCCATTCAATATCGCCTTGTCGAGCTACTTTAAAATGAGAAGCGATCCACGATTTCATGATAACTCCTTAAAACGAAACCCCTTAATATTCCACGAATCAAAAATAGCATTCATTTCTTTATTTGTCATTTTTTTCGATTTAGAAACTCTTTGTAATTCAATGTTTTTTTCTAATTCTAATATTCGCTGTTTCAGATATTGATTTTCTCCGATAATGCAGGTACATCTTAATTCAATCGATTTTTCAATCAACCGATTTGTTTCAAAGGCATAATTGTATTTACCTGTTTTTCTTATTTGTGGGATAACTTCGTGCGTCAACCATCTTTTAAAAGCTTTGGCTTCTGGCTTTGTTGAAGTTAAAATTAATGAATAAAGCCCAAATTCGTTGATGATAGAGACGTTTCTATACTGACCTGATACGAATAGTTTTCGTATCAGCTTTTCATCTGCATCAAGTTTTTGTAAGGATTTCGAAACATCAGACAATCCTAAAATATTACAAACATCTAAAGCAACCCACCATGATTCACCTCTCTTTTCTATAACTGTTCTCACAATATTACCGTTAAAATCAAACATTTTCATTAAATCGTCCATAAACACCGTCCTTTTCAATAAAAAAAAGCCCCCGAAATCGAGATTGCACCTCAATTCCAGGGGCTTACAAGCCAAATCAATCGCCTGGTGCAATCAAGCTTGAGATCAATATAAACTAAAATTCAAAATCTGTCAAGTTTCAATTTTCATAAAAAAAATCACATATTATATGTGAAACTTTAATTTTCTAGCGTTAAAACGTTGTTACGTCTATGTCTCACGTCATAGACGTCATCTATTTGTAAAAGTAAATTACAATGTAAAATTTACTATAGAGAGGTTATATAAACACGTGCAGCCTATGACGTGAAAGGATCATTTCCATCCTCAACTCGAAATATTGACAAATAGTTAAATTAAGAGTATTATTACCAAACGGAGATTAAACGGAATGGCATTCCCGGAAAACTTTGACAATACTAAGACTCGATTCTCTGCATCTTCGCAGCCTACAAACAATGGTCGAAAGCCATCCAAGCTGCGTCGCTATATCAAAGACAATAGCCTTTCAGCGCTCGATATCGTGCTCATGGTTAAACAGTTTTACGGTAAATCGAGAGAAGAAATACAGGCTATGGCGTCTGATTCGAAAGCGCCTATTTTTATAAGCGGAATTGCGAAAGCACTATTGTCAGATTTTTTGCGCGGTCGCGTTGATGTTATAGCATGGCTGACTGATCGAGGGTTCGGGAAAGCGATTGAAAAACTTGAGGTATCGGGTGCTATGGATATTACGCAATATACACCGGAACAGCGCAAACAGAGATTAGACGAACTAAGGAGAAGATCGGATGAACGAAACATTGAAAACAAGGTTTCTGGAACTGCAACAGAGACACGGGACAATACAGATAAAATGTAAAGGTGCCGACGAACTGCCGTTTGACGTTATCAAAAACTTCCAGGGCAAATTGAAAAAACTTTCACAAGAAAACGCAATAAGACTTGCAACTTCGTTATTCATAAACGGATTCTGCGCGCCGTTTTTTATTTGGGAGAATGGCGGCGAGCGATGGTGTATTGACGGGCATCAACGAGCGACGGTTCTAAACTCGATGCGCGAGGCCGGAATTATTCTGCCTAATCTATTCCCGGTGTGTTTTATTGATGCCGAGAACGAAGCGGACGCACGGCAGAAGCTTTTGACGATCACCTCGCAATACGGCGAGTTTCAGAAAGATCAGCTGGATGAGTGGATGAGTAAGATTGACGAGGAAATTCGAGAGATGTTTAGATTGACAGATAAAGAGATTGCTATAAGTGTTGATGTTGACAATAAAGAATCCGAAGAAATAGAGTATAAAAATAAAATAGAAATAATAATTGAAGTCGATTCAAATAATGTTGAAAAATTATTCAACGAATTCACGAATAGAGGATTGAAATGCAAAATTTCAACATTATAAAAAAACAAACAATATCAAAAAAAAGCTATAGAGTTGCTCAGATTTACGATCAATTTGATATGCAAGAAAATATTATTACTGAAAACTTTAAAGGCGCAATAGACATTCCCGACAGTTGGAATATAGGTGTTATTGTAGGGAAGTCGGGAAGCGATAAAAGTTCTATAGCTAAAGAATTGTTCTCTAAATACATTTGCGAATTTCAATATAATGCCGAGAGTGTTATTGACGATTTCGAAGAAGACATAAATGCAGATGAACTTTTTTATATATTATCTTCAGTTGGATTTTCTTCTCCGCCGTCATGGTTAAAAACGTATTATAATCTATCAAATGGCGAAAAAATGAGAATAGACTTGGCCAGGGCACTATGTCAAAAAAAAGAGATCATAGCATTTGACGAATATACCTCGGTTATTGATAGAGAAGTTGCTCGAATAGGCTCTCTTGCTGTTCAAAAAACTATAAGAAAACTAAATAAAAAGTTTATAGCGATAACGTGTCATTTCGATGTTATTGAATGGCTTCAACCCGATTGGATTTTTTCAACCGATAGTATGACTAATCTTCCAAGGGGGCAACTTTGTCGAAGACCTGAAATTAAAATTGAAATCAAACGAGTTAAAGGATATTGGGAATATTTTAGACGTTATCATTATTTGAATCATGAAATAAATAAATCAGGTCATGAATATGTTGGTTTCTATAATGACAAGCCCATTGCATTTTGTTCTGTTATTAATTTTCCACACCCAATACATCATCACATGTGGAAGATACATAGAATCGTTGTTTTACCCGATTATCAAGGGATAGGTATATCTAAAAAAATGATGATAGCAATATCGAATATTTATAAACCAGAATATTTTGGTATTACTACATCTTTGAATAATTTCGCTAAAATGTTAATGAAAGATAATAGATGGATTTTAATAAGAAGCGGCAGAACAGGAAAAAATAAAGGAAACAAATCATTAAACAAATCATTATCTTTTAACCGAAATACTTATTCGTTCAGATTTTTGCATAATGGAGTAACATGTCCTTAATCGATGAAGAGATCGAAGAGCTTTTATTAAGAGAGCAAGACGAAAAAGAACTCGTTTCCCCCAAACTCGAACTTGCGCGAACTACCGACAAACAGATTGTTATAGTGCAGGGTGGCCGGGGCGCAGGCGCGAAATCTTGGGGCATAGCGTCGTTAATCGTGCAGCTTTGTCAGTATGAATATCATCGCGTTGCCTGCTTGCGAGAAGTACAATTAACCTTACAAGAATCTGTCTATCAACTTATTATCGATACTATCAACCGACTCGGATATATAAGCGAGTGGCATCCTACGCTCGATAGGATAACGAATAAAAAAACCGGCTCCTTTATAATCTTCAGAGGGCTTCGAGATTTACGAGCAGCCAATCAGATAAAAGGGCTTGAGGGATATGATATTGTATGGGCTGATGAGGCCGCAACGATTATTGACGAATCATGGTCAAAGCTCATGCCTACTCTCGTTAGGAATAATGGATGGCGGCTTTTCGTTTCATATAATCCAGAAACAGATTACGATCCTTGTACTGTACGCTTTTGGAATTCCGATAGAGACGATATTCTCAAACTTCGTGTCGAACCTGGGTTAAAAGATAACCCTTGGTGGAACGACGGGCTTCAGAAAGAAATGGATGAGCTATATAAAACAAATCCCGACGAAGCCGAACACGTATACGGCGGGAACCCTCGCAAGCAAGGACAGAATTCTGTAATGAGTCGCGTCGCTATTCGTGCAGCTATGAATCGAATCGTTGATCCTTCAGGGGTTATCGAAATAGGCGTTGATGTTGCTCGATTCGGAGACGATACAACGCAGATTTACAAACGGCATGGCCTTAAAGTTATTGCCGATAGATCGTGGATAGGACAGGACACGATGAGAACTGCAAAAGAAGCCTGGGCACTCGCGAACGAAGACCAGTCGATTATTATCAAGGTCGACGATACGGGAGTCGGTGGAGGTGTATCTGACCGACTCAAGGAATTAGGCGCGGCTATTCGTAGAATCAATTTTGGAGGAGTCGCAAAAAATATGAATAAATATAAATCATGCGCTGATGAGATGTGGTTTGAATTCCCGATTGAGTATGCACAAATCCCGAATGATCAAGATTTAATGCAGCAACTTTCTGGTAGGTTGTACGATTTTGAACCAGGATCGAATCGCCGAATCATCGAATCGAAAAAAGACTACAAGAAAAGATTCGGTAAATCTCCAGACAAAGCAGATGCGCTTTTACTCTGTTTTTATTGTGGTGCATCGCTTAAAATGTCATCAGAATCCCGCGCGCAAATGGCATCGAGATATAGAAGGCGTTGACAAATGTGCTTTATAAGGAGTATGATGTAAGCTATGAAATTTAATTGGTTCAACCCTTTTTCATGGTTCTCTCCCAAGGAGACACAAGATGTCCAAAACCCCATAAAGCAATCGCCACGGCGACCGGTCACGCGAGACTGGACTGAGCAATGGACGATTAACTCGGAGCTTACGCAGGGGCTTTTTCATAACTCCTATTCTGGTTTAAAACTCGCCGGATCGCTCGCTTACATACCGATTGCAGTTCCTTTGTTTTTAATGGGACTCCCTGTTCCAAAATGCGATGACGATCAGCAACAGGTTGACGCAGCGCAAGTCATCGAAGATCATTCCGACGACTGCCACATGTTGCATTTAATTTCACATCGAGACGCTACCGCGTGGGTGTGGCCTTTTTATTCTGCCAAATTACAGAAAGATTGCTGGGAGTTTATCCCGGACGATACGATTTCCGATATTTTACGAGACGTGCAAACCGGAGAGCTTCAAGCAATAATCACAGACGAGCAAATTCTTATTAGTACTGCGTATAATGTTCAGGGGTACGTTAGACGACGCAGGACTTTCACGCGAGATGCGATAAAAATCGAGTGGCTTGAAAACACGATGGTTCTGCAAGGACTTGAAGGTGGAATCTTTCGCAACATAACCGGAGAACTGCCAATTCCTTTCGCCAACAACAAAGAAGGCGATGAAGTACGTGGCCATTCTGATTATGAACGCATTCTTTCAGACCTTAAAAATTACCACGACACCGATCTTGCAGTATCAGAACTACTTGTCAAGTTTGCGCCTAAAATGATTCAGGGTGTACAGGACGTCGATGAATGGAAAAAAAACAACGGAATAACCAATCTCGATGAAATAGATGTAGCGCGGAGAGATTTTGTTTTGAATCTTTACGGGAAAGAATCAACAGATTTCGCATGGCCTTCAGGCGCTCATCAGGCGGGACTGGATAAACTGAACCAGATTTTCTGGAAAATAGTACAGGGATCGGCAATCCCGGAAATACTCTGGGGAACAAAGGTTGAAGGATCGCAGGGAAGCAACGATAATCAGATTGATTCAGTAATTCAATTTGTTGAATCCAAACAAAGACAAAAAAGCCGGTCATATAAAAAGCTTATCGAGGCAACCTTGCGATTAAGAAACACCGCATCGTTTAATGACAATCAGTCGATCATACGAGAGATCAAGTGGAACGCTCTTGACCTAATCAGCGAATCTGCAAAGGCGACGATCCTGACGAATTTCGCGTCAGGAATAGCTGCGCTCATCAATTCCGCCGGAATTACGAAGCAGATGGTCTGGAAAATGTTTAAGAAAGCCTACCCGGAAGCTACAGACGACGACTATCAGACTTTCGCGGACGGACTCGGCGAGATGGCGAAGCATAAAGCTTTTGCGGCGGCTCCTTATGAGATAATCGCGGACATGACAGGAGAGGATACCGAGCCAGGGAATGAACCGAAGGCGTCAGCAAGTCCTGAAATTAAAAAATAAATGACAGTACAACAATACACAGACGCATATAGACGCGCACGAGCTACTTACCCAAAACTCACCCGCGACGCCATGAAGCGACTCAAGGCGGTTTATACAGAGGCAGCCGACCGCGTTGCAGAAACAATCAGGCATACTGAAATCGCAAACCTTTCTGAATTAACATCCGGTTCATGGCGACAAATCGAGCATCAATTACAAACAGAGGCCGAGAAACTAAGAGAATCGCTTCGAGCTAAGACTCAAATCACCGTGGAATCTGGAATCGATATTGCAACAGGTATCCAGCAGAAATATTTGTTTGACGTTGTCGGCATATCGGGCGGACGGCTTACTGAAGCAGGCATCACGAATATGTTTTCCTCGGTCAATCGTCGCTTAGTCTCGTCGATGGTCAATCGCGTTTATACAGACGGATATACTTTTTCTGACCGCATATGGGGCGCAGGTGAGGCGATGCAGGAAACGATTAAGTCTGTTATCACCGAAGGTATTTCAATGGGACGCGACCCGATAGACATCGCCGACGATTTGGGCGCTTACGTTAAAAGAGGGCGTCAAGGACTTGCGACCCGATACGGGAAACTCACTGAGGGTTCCGATGGCTGGGCGCGGAGGATTCGAAAAGACATCGACTATAACGCTTTGCGAATCGTTCGAAGTGAACTTTATCAGTCTGTACAAGACGCGGATGCGCTCTCGGCGCTTATGAATCCGGGATCGACGGGCGAAGTTGACTGGGTACGTGGCGATTCTGAAACTTGTAATTCCGATCCATCATGTCAAGAACTCGCGGACGGCAGTCCATACCCAGCTGATGATGTGCCAGACTATCCGCATAGTAATTGCTTATGTTTCCTGGTTCCTCGATTGCGCGATTCGCAGGATTTCCGCGACGATGTGAAAGCATGGGTGAACGGCGAGGACGTCGGGTATATGGATGACTGGTATGACAATTATTATTCACAATCTACTTGACTTAATTAAACGGCGATCTATTTGTAACAGAACACTTCAAGGAATTCAAAAAGTCTCAAAATTGAAAGCAAAAAGATACAGGAGGGATTCCCGACATGACACACCGAGCACGAGAAATATTTATGCAACTCGTTCACGAATTCGACCAGAGAGAAGGATCGGCAAAGCTTATGACCGATGGAGTTACCTGGAGAAAGAATCCGTTTGTTATTTTAAAGCTTCGAAAGACCGCGAAACTAATCGCGAAGAATGAAAAAAAACTATTGACAACTATATAGATGTAGCTGTATACTATGCCTGATTAAGGGAACACTCTTGATCAGGGGGGTGTAAGTTTTGCCAGTAAGTAGTTATGAAAAGGTTTTCCTGAAACTTGTTAGTGGCGATAAACAGGAAAAATTAAACATTAATCCCGTAGATATTCCCACTCTGTCACCGGAAGCGTCGATTGCGGAATTCTCCAAGGGTGATACAAATCCATATTATAAAATACAAAAAATAGATTATCCCATAGTTGCAAACGAAATGAATTACGGGAAGAAATTTTTTGAATCGTATATTGAAAATTTGAAAGATAGACCGATCCCCGGTTCGAAAGATGGGCATAATCTCCAGTACGGCGTGCGCCCGAAAACCGATTTTATTATGGTTGGCGCAAAGATTGAACCCAAAACCGATAAATCCGGCTCGGTCTATTTTAAAAATTACATTCCTGCGAAAGCCGAGTCCGACAATTCCAATTTTATAACCGAATGCAAATCCGACATGGTTCATTTTTCAGTTGTGGCATATGCGAGAAAGCAGATTGTTAAGAATGAAGACGGAACATCTATCTGTAACATACTCGATTGTGGATCACAAGGCTTGCGGAACGATGCGGTGAGTTTTGGCGAAGGGGCCATGTCTCAGGTAACGAATCAGACGAGAGACGTCGATGTAATCGACGATGAATTTATATGTTTGGAGGCGGTAATGCCAAATAAACAAGAATTTCTTGATAGTCTAAAGGTTCACGCCGGTTCGGGCGTGACGCTTCCTGAAATCGCGAAAGCGATGGGACAAGAAAACCTTTTAGCTACAAAAGAACACGAAGACGCGCTGAAAATGGTTAACGCGATCAAAGAGGCAGGGATTAAAGACCCGGTCGCAGAACTCGTTGTTTTGCGGAACAAGATCGAGTCCGATCAGAAAATTGTCAGAAATGCAGCTCTTGATACTGCATTCGGAGCGGATACAAATGGCAGAAATACGCTTCGCCAGTATGCCGATGAAAAAATAAAAAAAGATTGCACAGACGTAAATGCTGCAATCGAAGAAATCAAGAAAAGCCCTATCGCTCTCAAACTCGCGGAACAGGCGGCGGATTATCTATCAGATCAGAATCAGATTTACAAAGTCGATTCAGCATCTGATAAGACCGGGGTTATCTCCGTTTTCGAAGGATAAGAGGTAGGCATGAAAGTATATGTTCAGAGTATAAAAAACGACGTCTTATGCATGTTAAACGATACCGGTTCCGACATTGATCAAAACGAATTCGTTGTGCTCCATGGGTTTAACTGCGTCGCAGAAAACGACGTGTTAAACGGAGAATACGGAGCGTTCGAGGTCGAGGAAGGCATCCAGGTACAGGCGGCTGATTTTAAAGCAGGAGAGGATACGTTCGGAACGCTGGGTGATCTGGTATGTTTCGATCCTATCACTTCAAAGCTTTCCGATCAGCGCAAAATAGGATATACATTCGCCGGGCTTTTGACAGAGGTCAAAAATGCAGACGGTGTCATTGTATTCGATAAATTCCGATATGCTCAACCGGTCGAACCGGACGAGACCTAAGAGGAGGGAGGAAAATATATGTTGAAGATTTATAACAAAGAGACCTTTCTCCGCGAAAGGATCGAAAACAAACACTCACAGAAGATCGCTATTTTTCAGGGGAGCATGAAAGAGAATGCCCAGGCGGCAACCCCGGAGATTTATCAGACATCAGAAGCAATTGTCAGAATGGCCGGGAAATATGAAAACAGTGACCTATACAATAAAGTCTGGTCGCAGATAAAAGACCTTCGCGAGAAAGTAATCAATCAGAACAGCGTTCCGGCCAATCTAGCGTCGCTCATCCAGCTTCTTTTCGTGGATGTCACGCGGCGCGTCATGGAAATTCCGGATTTCACAAACCAGATAAATATCGAAACCACAAACTTCGATTATCCCGAATCCGTTTCCTTGCGCGAGATTTACAAATATCGCGGAGTAATGCTTCCGATGTTACTCGAAAACGATTCTGTTCCACTCATCGAACAGTATTCGGGAGCGGCCGGATCAGTTATCATGGAAGCGTTCGGGGTTGGCTGGAAAGATACGCTTAAGAATCTTTTGTACAACAAGCTTTTTGACATGCAAAAAGTTTTACAGGCAGCAGCCGAGGCCTATGTCAACGAGAGGAACAATAGAGCATTGGGTTATCTTTTCTCGACGACATTCAAAGCGAAACAGAAAGTCAACGCCATCAATACCGGTACATCATTTGACGCAAACCTGTATGACACATATAGAGAGGCATATGTTCTTCTCAAACAACTGCTTGATCCCCAGAATGGATTAACGATATCGATTCCCTCAATTACACTGCTTATCAATTCCGCTCGACGATGGGAAAGTGAACGAGTAATACAGGGCAAACTGGAAGTATCCGGAGCTAACACTGGCAGCGGCCAGCTTCGATCTTCTCTTCCGATTGACACAATCATTGAGTACAACGGTACATCGTTCACATGGGGCAAAAAGAAAATAGTATTTCAGGGATGCGGAATAAACGAAGCCTATTTGTTCGTTCCGAATATGTATTCCTATACTCTAGTTAAACGGCCTCTTACCATGGAAGTAGGGCGAGGTTCTGTGCTTCAACTCTCAACAGAAGAGAGGGCATGGTATGGAGTCCAGACAGAATGGTACGCTGACTTTCTCGGATCATCGATGCCTGGCTCAACGCTTGGAACCGGTTATGGTGCTATTGTTAAAATAGATTTACCCGCAGAACCTGAATCATAAAATAAAGATCATCTCCTTAGTAGCCGCGTGGGAAACTGCGCGGTTATTTTTTAAAAAAAGCGGAGGACACTTTGAAGATACTGATAGTTGGAAACGGGATTGTAGGAAAGAACATGATAAAGATTTTTCCAGATGCAGTCGTGCATGATCCTCCGCAAGGCATTTTTTGTGATCCTCAAATATGTTATGACATTGCTTTTATTTGCGTTCCCACTCCCTGCGAGGAAGATGGAAAATGTTGCACTTCTATAGTCATAGATGCAATAAATTCGGTCAAGGCAAGAGTTTATTGCATTCGATCAACCATATCTCCCGGAACCTGTTCACGGATATCAAGCGAGTATGGAAAAAATATTGTGTTCATGCCTGAATATTACGGAGAAACTGTTCATGCAAATGGATATAAATACAATTTTATTATTTTAGGTGGAGACAGAAAAAACACCTCGCGAGTATGCGAAGCGTTTAAAAGCATAAACACCGGAGAATTAAAAATATTTCAAACTACATTTGAAACCGCAGAACTTGTTAAATATATGGAAAACAGTTTTTTAGCTACAAAGGTCACTTTTTGCAATGAGTTTTACAGACTATCTTCCGCTTTGGGAGTGGACTATAATGAAATGCGAGAGCTCTTTGTAGTTGATCCGAGAGTTGGAAGGTCTCACACTTTAGTTTATGCAGATCATCCGTATTATGAAAGTAAATGTCTGGATAAAGACATTCCTGCAATAATACAATTCGCAAAAAATGTAGGAATCGACATGCAACTAATGAAATCGGTTCGTGCAACAAACGACACATACAAAAAAGATAAGGGGATAAAATGACAGATTATTTTAATTTAGCAAAAAAAATACCTTCGATAGGAAACGGAGGTACAAGCATTCCCCGTCAATTGCAAAATGCGGGTGCTGGAATAAAAGAAAACGAAATTATCATTGAGACCGGATCATGGTTTGGCTCTACGACCGGATTTGTGATGTCAGGAATTAAGCAAACACCGTTCACCCCGGAATATCATTGCTTCGACATGTGGATTACATATCCGCACCTTGTAACTCAGGCAAAAAAAATTGGTATCACTCTCAAAGACGGACAATCTATTCTCGATATTTTTAAAAAGAACGTAGAACCATTTGGTATTGATCCCATAATCCATCAAGGAGATTTTATAGAACAGAAATTTGAGACTGATAAAAAAATTGGTTTGGTAGTCGATGATATCTGCTCAAAAAAGCCAATGTTCGACCATCTGCTCGATTTAGTTATACCATTCTGTTATCCAGGAACGCTTTTCTTTCTCATGGATTTTTATTTTTACACAACTCACGATGTTATCAGACGAAAATACCAGCGTGACATTATGGAAAAAAATCAGGAAGCTTTTGAATTCGTAGAAAGACCGGCAAATTCTTATACCGCAATCTATCGATATAAAGGCGGAGCGGTAAGAAAGATTAGTAATCCTGAATATTTAAAAGACTGGGTGGATGGAGAAGGAAATCGAGTACTATGAAAATTTTAACCGCGTCTTTTAATTACGGGAACGGCGATAGTTACACGAAATTAGGAAAGGTTCTTGAGTATTCCGTCAAAAAGAATTGCCCTGGAGCAGAGTTCACATGGTTAAAGCTCCCAGCTCCGAAACGTAAAAAAGAAAATCCCACGTTCGATTCGAACAACTATAAAATACAATTCTGGTTGGATTTTATCGAGAAAGCTAATGATGACGTTATCTTACTCGATGCAGATATGATTGTTTTGCATGATTTATCGGTTGCGTTTATAAAAGACTTTGACATAGGGTTATCATGCAGAAGTAACGGGCGAGGAGGGAAGGGGCGGCATGGAGCGAACCTCCCGTGGAATGGCGGGGCTGTTTTTGTAGCGAATACAGAGCCGGCTCGGCAGTTTATGCGCGACTGGGTGGCCGCGGATAATCTTTTATACGCAGAAGGCACTCACGGAGCAAGTCCGCTCCATCAAAAATGGCGAACACAATTCGGAGGAATGAATCAGGCATCACTAGGATATCTACTTGCACAAAAAAAACATACTGCGATAGTTAAGCCGTTCGATTGTTTAAAATGGAATTCATGTGTTGAGCATTGGGACTTAGTTAATGACAAGACAATGATTATCCATGTCAAAGAACCTTTACGGAGAGCGGTTTTGTCAGGTGACCGGAATGGACATGTCTTAGCGTTCGATATTTGGCAATCGCTCGCGCGAGAGTGCGGACTGAATATAAATATTAGTGAGACACCAGGATTAGCTCTTTTCAAATACACCTCGTACGAGCAATATTTGAATGCACAAAAAACGGCAGCAGTCGAAAAGCGTGAAAATGTATGGGTTAAACAACCGCATATTTCTTTTCTTGTCCGGTCGCTCAAAAAGAAAATCAATCCGAAGTTCGGATTATGCCACGGGACACGCAAAGGACTTGAGCAACAATATTTCATGGAACTTTTTCCAGGTTGTAAGGTTATAGGCACCGAGATTGCAGATTATGCTAAAGAAATTCCAAATACTGTTCAACATGATTTTAATAAAGTCAATGACGAATGGACGGGTAAGGCGGATTTTATTTATTCTAATGCGTTTGACCACGCGTTCGCTCCCGAACAGACTTTAAAAGTCTGGCTTTCTCAACTTTCTAAAAAGGGAATTCTCGTTATCGAACACACTCGATGCCATGCGAAAGAACCTTCAATTACCGATCCGTTTTCCTTTACTCACGATCAATTGACCGCGCTCGTTTCGGAATGGACGAAAAATAAATATAGAGTAAGCACGATTATAACCTCACCTGTAAGCGATTTGAAAAAGAATCCCTTTATCACGCGATTTATTTTAATCGAAAGGAGTCCATCCGGTTACGAAACTATCGAAGCGGCACGCGCTCAGGCGCTGGGACGTGGTAATTAATCTTATCCCTAAAAACAGGACGATTGTCTTCGTAGAAGTCGGAGTTTATTTGGGGCAGATGGCTCGCAATCTTTTATCGAGGGTTCCGAATCTAATCTGGATAGGTGTAGACTCCTGGATGATCCCGGATCAAAACAGCGAGTATGTTAAGAGTGGAGCTATGATCGCGAAACTGTCGCAGAAAGAATTCGATTCCGCTTATTATTGCGTTGTTAAAATGGCATCGGAATATAAGGGGAGATCGAGCGTCGTTAGATGTGACAGCGCCGTAGGTGCATCGTTTTATAAAGACAGATCAATAGATTTTGTTTTTATCGATGCGGATCATTCTTATGAAGGGTGTTCACGCGACATAAAGGCATGGCTCCCAAAAGTCAAAGCGGGCGGAATGATTTCCGGCCACGATTACGGGACGAATCAGGGCAATGTGAAAAAAGCGGTTGACGAATTATGTTCAGGATGTAAGACCGGAGATGACAATACTTGGTGGAAGGTGATTAAATGAATGCTACGTTCGACGATGTAAAAGCTGTTCGACTTGTAATAAACGATCCGGTTGGAATTGTTAATGTTTTGCAGATCGCAGATGAAACACATTTTCCGTTAAGTCCTGTTGCTCAAACGGCTTATCAATCTATTGCCACAGGCAAATTTTACATTACAGACAAATCAAGTCCTGCTATAACGGACTGGGTGCAACCGAAATTATATCTTGCTGACATTACAATAGCGTCTATTTGGGATAATTACGGCCACGATGACACGGTATATAGATGCTTGCGTTTGATCCTTGCCAAACTTGGGCAGGAAATGAGATTGTCATCGATATCGTCCGGTACAGAATCGGCTACATATACATCCCTAAGAGACTTATACGATTTCTATAAAAATCTTATCACTATGTTTAAAGAGCAAGAGGATGAGAACTCTAATAATACGACCGGGCAATATGGCACAATCAAGCGACCAAGAATAGCCGGAGGTAATTTGTGAATCAATTATCCGCGCAGGCTCGCGACGCATGGAATAAAACGATAGATGAGAATCCTGTTATCGTTGATATCAACCGGAAATATATCAGACAGAATACCATCGGGGATGATGTTGTTAATCCTTTTTCGGTTCCGGTTCCTGTTAAAATAAAAATGCGAATTGCTCAAGAAGCCAAAGCAGGTGATATGCCGAGTCCTGTAGGAGTTTCGGAAAGCATGCGTATGCACGCTATAAGCGATATCGACAATGTACTATTGCGTGATGATGTTTTTGAAACTAATGGGAAAACTTATCGAGTCAAAATGGTAGAGACAGTAAGGCGATTCGGTGATACAATCGGGTATCGAGCATCGTTGATAAACATCGATGAGGAGAAAACGGGAACATGACCATAGACGACATTGTTGATGGAAAAATTGATGGACGCGAAAAAATACGCGGGATACCGGACATTAACGATGCTTACATCAACAATCCAGGATTCGAAAAAGAATTTTTAACAAATATCGAAGCTTTGAATATGATAAATTATTTGTCTGGAGTGTTATTGATAGATGGACGTATCAGAGATAGTAAAAAATATAGAGCAGATTTACAACCGTAGACGAGCCACTATTTATGCTTACGGTTTGAAATGGGGAGCCGAGGCTTTGAATTATTTTAGAAGTGTTCAGCCTCCGAGTCCAGGAACAAAGGGCCAGTTTTGGAACAACAGAACCGGGTCGGCTGCTCTCGAAGTTTTTGTTGGTGGAATACGTGAGGATGATGAGATCGGATGGTTTATGGCTCACTTTGTTTCTTACGGGGTCTATCTCGAACTTGCGAATAACCGAGCGAATGAAGCTATCAGACCAATAGTGCAAAGATTCGCGGGAAGATTTATAAGGGACGTACAAGATTTATATGCTGACTAAAATTGTTGAGAAATTGCGGACAGGACGCATTGAGGATGTGGTTTTATTCGGATCGCTTCCATTACCACAACCTCCTTACATTGTTGTAAAGCTCGAATCGCATCCCACGGGCAGTCAGGCATTTAGAATCATCGTTCACATGCAACCAGGCAATCAGGATTTGCTACAGGATTTTGTGACAAATGATTTATCGATTTTATTAAGCAACTATTCCGCCACTTCTCCCAAGGGAGCATTGAATATGCTCGATGAAGGATTCGAAGGCGGTGATCAAATTATCATAGGTAACGACGACGGCACAATAGCTATGGAACGTGTATTCCTAATGCCGTTAATTAAGTTTTAGGGGGCACATAATGTTAAGAGGTAATGCATTTTTTAATGAGGGTCTACGGTTTGTTCGATTCCGTGCTCTCAATGATGACTACACGAGAATCAAGGGCGGCCTTGATTCAAAAGGAAATTATGACGGTTTGCAAAAAGACGGATCATATAATTCAGGAACCGGAAACGGACGTATTATCGGAGGAACGGGCCCATTCGATTTTTCTAATGCTGTAGTTCCGGCCGCAATCCCTTTGAAAATAAAATTTGATTCAGGGGCGGAAGAGATTACAAATATCGATATAACACCGGCGGTTGATCTTACCATGGTAACAGTAGATGAACTGGTGACTGCAATAAATATCGCTGCACCGACCGATATGCTTGCATCAAAAGAAGCCGTCACGCTTCGGTTGCTGCTCGTCTACAACGGAACCGACGACCCGGATTATATCCAGACATACGGAGATTTCGCAGAACTCGCACGGATCGGACAGGGCAAAGGACAACAGTTCATAGTTTCAGATACGTTTAAGTCTTTCGCCGAATCTCCGACGAAAAAAGACGATGAGACGATATCAATTGAACCGGCAACCGGGGCTTCTGTTGACGTGATCATCGACGGATATAAGAAAGGCATCACGATCAAATCAGTCGAAACACAAGTCAATTACTGGCTTGATTCTCTCATCGAGAATGGGTATATCGATGCAAACGGAGCATACCACGACCCAGATCAGAACGCATCGAAATGTTATTTTGAGATTGAGGTTTTCAATCCGGTCTACAATCAGGGGCCAAACAAGCTCGCTCAAATCTCATATTGGGAAATGACAATATATCTCACCTGTTCTGGATCGGTATCAGAAAGAACTAAAGACAAATCTATCATGCCTATGAATTACGATATTGTCGGAACTAACTACACCGACAGCAAGGGAGTTGAGACAGGTGCGGTAATCAGAAAACGGCTCGATGTTTCGGAATTTAACGCGCTCAATGTTTATAACGTATGAAAATAAAAAGACCTCCAGTCTCTATTGAACAAAAAATAGAGATCGCAAAATATCCTATAATCGCAGTTCCCTTTTTTGGGACTGCGATACCTTTTCAGGTTAGGCGACTAACGGCAGCACAGATTAAATCGTGCGGCAATATTACGCTTATCGCGTCTTTCGAGAATCGTATAAAAGAACAGAACGGAAGATTTACTGTCAAAGAAATGGTCGCATTTGCTGAAAGAAATAATAAGATTTTGCAGGAGTGTCTTGTTTCTCCCACGTATGAGCAATTACTTTCTTACTTAAACATAAAAGAGAAAAACGAACTTATAAAAAAACAGATCGAAGATTTACAGAATAAAATAAATGAATGTCCGAGAGGGCCGAGGAAGCAAGCATTTGAAGAAGAGCTTGACGGATTGCGTATTTGGTATGATTTGATTATACCATCAGAGACTTCTTCTTTTATTGTTGCCTTCGTGCTCGGAATAAATGAAAGCGATATACGCAAGGTTAGCAGAGAGATGCTTTTAAACGCAGCTTATCTTGCGGAACGAGGACACGACAACCCGTCAGATCATTTACATGGTGACTTTACGGATTTCATGAAAGACGATATCAACCTCCAAGCATGGACGGTGCTTGATGAGGAGAAAGAAGTTTTACGTGGTTGATGCGGGTTCAATTTATTCAGATGTTAGAATCAAACTCGATAAACTAACAAGCGATATTGCCTCGATAAACTCTTCGTTTGACAACCTGGTGTCTAAAAACAAAACACAAGCAGATCAGATCGGAAAGAACTGGAAAGAATCTACAGATAAAGGGAAAGAAGGCTTCGAAGGATTAAAGCTCGAAGGAGTTCTTGCATTCGCTCTTATTGCGGATGCGATGAAAGAGACTGTTAAATCTTTTACAGAGTTTGAAGAGTCTATGCAGCGCAATCGATCAGTAATGACAGGGAGCGAGCAAGATTTCGCGGCATTGGAACAAGCCGCTTTAAAAACAGGAGCAAGTACAGAGTTTTCCGCAAAACAATCATCCGATGCTCTGTATGTTTTTGCAAAAGCCGGATTCGATGCGTCAACGTCGATTAAACTTTTAGATTCCTCACAGCTTTTAGCAAAAGCATCCGGTGATGATTTAGCGCAAACGGCTCAAGTTTTAAAGCTTACAATGTCACAATTCAATCTCGGTGCTGATTCAGCGGATCGAATAGCGAATTTGTTTGCAGCCGCAAAGATGCCGGTACAAGAATTGTCCGACTCCCTCCGTACAGTGGGGCCGATAGCTGCGGGAATGAATATAAGCATCGAAGAAACTGTTGCGGTTCTCAAGAAGTTGAGTGCGTCCGGGATGGAAGGGCAGGCTGCCGGCGCATCGTTAAGATTGGTTATGGCGGGTTTGTCTGATTCAACCTCTGCTCTCGTTAAAAACTTAAAACAATACGGGATAACTTTCGATAAGATCAATCCTCAAACGCATTCGTTCGCGGAAATAATTGGCGTATTGGGTAAGGCAGGGATTACCTCTGCGGATTCTCTAGCTATTTTTGGAGCACGAGCAGGAACCGCAATGGCAACCTTGATAAAACAAGGGCAATCAGCTATTGAGGATTATACAAAAAGCATCACAGGAACCAGCGAAGCTGCTAAAATGGCCGAGATACTCGACAACTCTCTTGGCGATGCTACGCAGACAATGGGTAACGCTTTCCAAGTCGCCGGAATCCAGATCATGAAAGAACTCGCGCCGGCGTTGCGATTCATCGTGGATATTGTCACTAAGGCCGTACAGTGGTTCACGGAACTTCCGGCACCGGTTAAAATATTTGTTGGAGTTGTGGGAGCCGGCATCCCTATAATAATGGGGATCAATGCAGCAATAGGAATACTTGGCGGGTTGCTTGGAGCGGCCGCGCTGCCTATCGCGGGCGTTGTGGCCGGATTTGGTCTTATCATTGCGGTTGGAGCCGGATTGGCAAGTCAATTACACGACACTTCAAAGGAATGGAAAAATCAAAAAGACTGGATTGATGCGAATACAAAATCTATCGAAGATTTTAAAAAAATTGGGTTTATCAATCCCAAAGAAGGCAAGCAGAGCGCGGCAGAATTAAAACAGGCTATTGCAGATATAAATAAACAAGCTGAATTATTGAAAAAACAAATTGACGAATTGAATAAGACTCCGATTGGAAATGAAAAGTTTGAACTAGACTTTAACATGAGCACTACAAGGCCGGGGACGACGGATCAAAAACAGGAAATAGTAGATACTGCAAAAAAAATCGAACTTGGGAATGAATTAAATCAGTTACTTTTAGAAAGAGATAATTTATATTTACAATTATCCGACCAGCAAAAAAAAGAACAAGGCATCTCAGAACATCTTACCTCCGAACAGCTCAAAGCCAACGAAGATTTAGAGAAATCTATAAAATCATATCAGGCAAAGCTCGAAGATTTAGGCGCAACTGATTTAATGATTATTGAGAACGAACGGAACCGAGCATTAGCATCGATTGCTGCATCCGGTGCTACGGCAGCCGAACAAGACAAGGCGAATAGGAAATTAAACGAATATTATGATGCGCTGGTAAAGACAACACAAAAACAGGAAAAATATGCTAACGTTGTGGTAGGAGCTGAAGCAGACACGACGGATGCCATTAAACAGACGAACGAAGAACTTGAAAAGCAGAAAAAAGAACTTGAAAAGGTAACTGAATCTGTTGAAAAAGGATTAATTGGAGCATTGCAGGGTGTGGCTTCTCTTTTTTCTGCGGTTTACGATCAACGCATGAAAGACCTTGACAACGAAATGTATGCCGAAGAAAAAGCTGCCGGAGTTTTACAAGACACAGCGGTACAAACTGCGGATAAAAATCTTGCTAAAGCTAAAGAGGGAAATAATGCAGAAATCATTGCAGATGCTGAAAAAGCTTTAAAGCGAGCCCAGATAGAAGAAGCTTATGAAAAAAAGAAAGCTCAAAGTGCCTATGAGGCCGCAAAGATACAATGGGGATTACAATTATCTCTTGCGACTGCTCTGGGAGTTGTCTCTGTCCTGAATGCTTTTTCAACTTTTCCGTTTGCGGTCGGACTTGCTGCGGGAATCGCACAAACCATAGAAAGCGGAATACAGATAGCCTCCATTTACGCTGCGGAACCTAAAGCTCCATCATTCCATTCAGGTGGAGTTTACGACGCAGCCCCGGAAGGAACCGCAATTTTAAAGCGCGGAGAAATGACATTAACAACCGAACAGCAAGCCGGACTTTGGAATTTTATAAAATCTGGTTCTTCGGGTGGCCGTGGAGATATAAATATTAATAATCAATTTGGGGATGTTAATTCGGATGTTGACATTGAAAGGTACAATAAAACTCTTGCTAAACAAATCCAGGCGGTGATGCACACATGAGGATAATAGAACGACTGACAGACAATTATTTAATACTAACGGATGATAACGGATCGGCCTATAGTTTCAACTCATCGTTTTTTGTTTCGGAGGATGCGCTTGTGTCGAGGTCATCAATATCTGATTTAGCCTTTGCCGATGGTGGGATTCAGACTGCGGACGGAAAAAAATCTTCCCGGTCAATCACGGTTGAGGGTGCGATTTATTCTTACACCCCGGCTGATTTCGAAATACAGATGCGGGCTTTAGTTTTAGCGATTGAAAAGGGCGGATTCCTTTCGATACATTCCGACGTTGTTAACAGAAATATAGAGGTTAGAAATGCGAAAATATCTCCGGATTGGAAACGATACGCACAAGTAAAAATGATTCAGATTGTTTTTATTTGTCCGTTCCCGTATTGGCAAGATACCGCCTATACCGATGATACGAATATTCTTGCAGGTGACGGGACGTTTGCAACCGATGCTTTAGGATCGGATGGGGTGATGTTGCCTATTATAACAGTGGCAGCGGATCAAGGCGTCGACGTTCCGAGCTTTAAAATCACGAACATGGATGACGGAGGACAGTTTTTATCTATGTCGTGCGCGTTGTTTTATGCCGGGTCTGTTTTAGTAATCGACAATCGCTTAGGGACTATAAAACTAAACGCAAATGATGCACGACTCTATATGGATATAGGCTCGGCCTGGTTGCGATTGCAATCGATGATTAACAATTTTAATTATCGGGGCGCAGCCTGTACGGTCACAATATCATTTAAACGAGTTTACGCATGAGCGGGACATTCGGACGCGATTTTTACGGAGCCGGTTTATACGGCAGATCGTCACCGTCTTTCCCGGTTAATGTTCCGACTCAAATTCATGTTTGGGATTTTAACCTTAATTTTAAGGCAGTCTATCAGGTTGGATCATGCGCTTTGATAAGTATGGAATTCGCTCACGGGGTGAAAGGGTGTCAAGATTTCAGTTTGCAGTTTGCAGAATCTGTTGATATTGCAAAAAATGACAGGATAAAAATAAATTTGTTTAACTCATCACAATATTTTTATACCGGTGTTGTGCGAACAATACCTATCCCAGGAAGCACGAAAAAAGGTTTTGAGTATTCCGGGTTTGGATTTAACGATTATTTCCAGCGATTAAATACGGGCTATTTATCATATGCATCAAAATCGATTGCTTATATTTTGATGGATGTTATAAATAACGTTCTGCTTTTAAAATCGCCGATCCTTTATTCGAACGATAGAATCAATCCTCCGAATATTACAATTACTTCAATGGTTGCAAATTACGGACAAATATCAGATGTTTTCGACGCGTTAATTAAGATTGCAAATTCTACCGGAACCGAGTATAATTGTGGAGTGGACAAAGACGGATACTTCTTTTTTTTGCCAAGGAGCGATGAAACTAAAGTTATTTTAACAGTTGGTAGATCGGGAAAATATGGAATTCAATCATACGAACCCGAAGATAAAAATGAAGCTCGTACAAAAATAATTTTATTGGACAAGAATGGAACATATATTTCTACGCTCAATAGCGCTCTCAACAACGAGACATGGGAAGAAAAAGTATCAGCTCCAGATATATCAAATTCAGACGCTCTACTTTGGGCTGCCGGGATTCTTGCCGATAAAGAACGAACCACGAGAAGTGCATCTATCGAATGGCTAATAGAAAGCGATTTTCCAGAAGTCGTAGTTGCGGACGGATATATAAGGGTTATTTCAAATATCCCGCCTTCAAAACAGGTAACTGTAAGTGGAAACAATTGGGGAGATGGATTGTGGGGAGACGGATTATGGGGAGGCGGCCCGTCTTTGCAATGGACAACTATTGATGATACATTGTCTATCATTCAAATAAAATATAAAATAACAGGACAAAAAATATCTCGTTCAATCGAACTGGGTGCACTTCCGTTGAGAGTGGAAAATCTTGTGAGCGATATAAATCAACGTATCACGGATTTATCAATTAATTTAGGGGTATAAGATGCCGGTAGTTTTAACTTCGAATTTTCAACGTTTGCCATATAATCACGGAGATTTGAATTCCTATCATGATGCAGTCATGCGTACTATTCTTGCGGGAGGAATCGGAGGACTTTCTATTGAGGCAACTACTGCCGGATCGGCGATAACCGTAAGTCGTGGGTTCGCAGGAATTTATGATGGAACTCTCGCGGGAAAAGGAGCGATAGAAGTTACAGTGTCCGGTAATATTACCACAGCGGGTGCATCTGCCAATCTATGGCACGCTTTGGAATTCTCGGTGTCGGGAACCGCGGTCACGTGGTATTTGACGCCGCTTGCAGGAGAGACAGATGAAAGCTTCATGAGTTTGACTATGAAAAATTATTACGATGGAAGTAAAAACGGTTATTATCGAATAGCGTCAAGAAGAATAATAGCTTTTGTATTCCTTCGAACTGCGCTTGCGGTAGGAAGAATAGTAAATTGTGAGAGTGG